CACCAGAACCACCATTGACACCAGGACCTGTTCCAACAGAGCCGCCACCACCACCGCCAGAAGATGTTATGGTGCTAAAAACAGAATCAGAACCGCTTGTTCCCTTTTCGCCTTGATAGCCGCCATTTCCTCCAGCACCAACAGTTACTGTGTAATTAACTCCAGCCGATATAGCGAAACCTGATGCAGTTCTAAATCCACCCGCACCACCACCACCAGAACCAGAGTCTTGAGATCCTGTACCGCCAGCACCAGCCCCTCCAGCAACAACTAGGTATTCAATTGCGCTTGGTGCAGTTGGCGCAATGTATGCGGTAAGAATAGCATTTCGTGCAGCAAACATTTAATTACCTCAAACTGTGTAATTTTGACCACCAACAGCACCATACCAATTCGTTCCATCTGCAACAAATGAAAATATGTCTTGCTTACTAGCTGTTGCCGTTATTGTTGGTGCAGTACCTGCTGGCCATGCAACTGTTGACCAAGTGACTGTGCGTGAGCCTGTTGCATCCTGCTTTAAAAGCAAAATAAATGACCTGCCAGCAGTTGCTGTTGGCATGGTGATTGTGGCGCTACCAGTTAAAGTTAAAACTTGGAAAGATCCATCAGCTAGGCTGATCGTGTATGCCGTAGATGTGTTGGCTGTGTTGACCTCTTCGGTGTAGCCGTTAGTAAATGTTCCAGCTTCAATTGTTTTATTAGTTAGCGTCTGAGTATCAGTAGTTCCGACAATTGTTCCACTTGGTGCTGCTACAGCTGTGAATGCGCTTGTGCCATTGCCCTTTAAGATGCCAGTCAATGTGGCTGCGCCTGACCCGCCTTTGGCAACCTTTAGTACTGGACCAGCATCAAACAAAGCATCAATGGTGTCTAAGTCTGTATTGATCTTAGTACCCCATGAATCTGTTGATGCGCCAACTTCTGGCTTTGTTAAGCTTAAATTTGTGGTGGTTGTATCTGCCATTTTTTACCTCTATGAACTAGTAGTTGTCCAAACTTCTGAATTATCAGATATTGTTGTCCAAGTTTCAGAAATATCAGTAATTGGCGTCCAACTTTCTGATACATCCTCCTCAGTTTCCCATTTCTTTCTTGCCACTACAACCATACTAGATGTTGCGTCAAACAAAACAGAAGCTTTTTGAATTCTTTCACTAAATACAGATGCATCACTTATTGCATCCATTGATACAGCCGCAGTTAAAATTACACTTGATCCAACTGTCATCTCTGCATCTGACACAACAGTAGCTGACGCAAAAGCTACTCTTGTTGCATCTATATTTACTCCTGAAACACCTACCATAGTTGCCGAACCTGCGGCACTATATCTCGCATCAATTGAAACTACGCTTTCAGCAGATGCTGTTAACGATCCAATCTGTACTCTCTCAGCGCCAATACTTACAGAGCTTTGTGAAGCAATAGTTGCCTCACCAAGACTTACTCCAAAGGAGTAATTTCCTCCCCCGTAATAACCAAGCCCGTATGCAGCCATGTTATGTCAAAGTAATATCTAAACTACCAGCAGGTATACGAAACACATCGCCATCATTAATTGTTCGGCTTGTTGTCAAAGCAGCCCATGCCAACATATTTCCACTAGTAGAAGCATCAAATACTGCTGCCCAGCCAATTGTTCCCCAATTGCCACCAGAAGCAGCGGCAAACTCAATTGCGGCATTATTTGTTGCAGTAGTAGGAGAAGTTCCAGAAACAGACATTGTTCCTGTAACTACACGAGCATACGCATTGCCTGACACCTCTGTGCCACCACCAGTATCACTAGGTGCGGCAGTAAACAACCCAACATACCAAGCAGTAGGGCGAGTAGCAGTACTGTTTGTAAACAAAAAAGTTAGTACTAAATTTTCTGTATAGTCGTTAAATGATGACATTTTTTATCCTAAAGATCGGGCACGAACAATAGGTGTAGAAGCAACAGAAGCCCTTTGATCTGCTATTTCTATGTCGCCAAGTGAATTTGTATATAACGAACTCCACACAGCAAGACGTTCATCGTCTTTCAAATATGGAGATGCCTCAAGCAATGCACCATATAAGTACAAGTCTGGGGCGTAAGCAAGAAGCCAGTTGCTTGTGTTTGAATCACTCAATGCGGGAATCTTACCATAGTAAGTTAATTCCCCCGTATAACTAGCATCAGGAGTTGGTATAACTTGTATCTGAGTGCCAATAATTGTATAAAACTGTGGTTTACCAGCAGCAACATAATTATTTGCAGACCCATAGTCACCTTGATTCTGAGTGACATACTGCAAATATGTGATTGGATTTGTGTTTAATTGGAATTCTTTGGCCTGTAAAAAATCAGCAGGAAAAGCAAAATATTGAGTGTCTAAAGTGGCATTTGCCCTCTTTACCATTTGACGAACACGTAATTTTCGATTGAATTTAGCTTCTGCAAGAGTTATAAAGCTTGGAATAATAGAAGTCAGGTCATCCCGATTGAGATAATCCGCTATTGTTGCTTTAAGCCCTGCAAAAGTATCAAGTGCCATTTTCTACATCCCTACACGCTAGTGTATGCTCATGTTTGTACTCAAATGTGCCAATATGAAAGATCTGTTTTGAGAGATCTTGGTCAACATAAGTTTTATGCCCATTTTGGGCGGCTCTACGGCAAAACCATACATCTTCACCAATATAGTCTTCCGCAGCGGGAACCCAAGGGATAGCAAACCAAGGATATTCCATAGATTTATAGACTTCGGATTTAACGAGCATTACGCCCATTCCGCAGTAGTCTACCTCAACAAGCCCTGTTGAATCGTCCTCAGTATATACCCGATTGATAAAAGTTGCATCCATATCTGGGGTATTTTTTTTCACCGCAATCGGCTCTGTAGGGAATCTACGCTTGGCATAGTTTCCACAGACAATACCCGTATCATGCTTTAACAGGCGAATAATGGAATCCTTTGGGAATCTCATATCGCTATCTAACCATAGGGTATGCGTACACTCAGCCGCAATAGCATCCCTAGCCAAATCCTGACGTTGTGCTGACAATAATGTGCCAGAGCTAGTGTAGATCACTACTTTGTGATTTGTTGTACCTACAGTAAATCCAACTAATCTAGCTAAATCAAATGCAAATCCAGAGTTAACAAAGTCCCGTGTTGGGACTAATATCCCAATGGTCTTACTATCCATTAAACTTCTCCAGGTCTTGTGCGAAATGCACGATTATCAGGGTCATTTAACCAACGCTTCATGTAAGCTTGGTCATCAAGTTTGCCTTCGGCTTTCATTTGATAATACAAAGCCATAGGAATGGATGCAACATGGTGCATATCACCCTTCCAATTAGCCTTCTCATCAAACGAATTAAATCGTTCTTTGTTTGCTTCTACTACATTTGTAGCATCAATAATTGTCTGAATGGTTGCCTCATCTTTTTCAGCATCGTAATGCCAAAGTTTTTGAGTCCCCATCTCTAGGTTTGTATCAAAGATTTTTGTAGTCATAAAAAAAGGGTGGGTTATTAGCCCACCCAATTGTTTCAGATTAGGTCTGAATTGTTGAGTTCAGGTCATAGACAGCGCCATGAGCCTTCTCATTCTTGATCTTCAAACCCCACTCACACAAGAGCATACGCTTCTCGGCATCACCTGTCTTAGCCAGTTCAACTGTCTGGAAGGGACGCAGATAAGCAACTGATGCGTACTCAGGATCAAGCACGAAAACATCACGCTCACGTTGGAAGCGGTTAGCAACAATGCTCACGTTTCCGAAATCGGAGACATAAACATCGGCAGCGCCAATGATGGTAGAAGGTTTAGCACTTGTAACATGGAAACGCTGTGCAGCGATACCAGCCATCTTAGACAAGTTCTGCTTGTTAACAGGACCAGCCATAACGATAGATGGTGAACCACCTTCTGTCCATACCTTCTGAATTACGTCTTTCAGCAATGCTTCGCTGAATGAACGCAAGTTAGTTGTTGTGGCATCAGTACGAGCCGCATCAGGAATGGTTGTGTATGAAGGATCAGAACCACCAGTACCTTCGCTTGTATTGGTCTTCAAGAAGGCCAACAATGCGCCTGATTTACGGGCAGATGACGTAGAACCAGCGGCAGCGGCTTGGTTTGCCAACATTGTTGACTCCATGTCACGCTTAATTTCCGCAGATTTTTTGGCCATTTGGTAGCTCAATTCTGAGCGCCTTCCTGCCTTGTCAACAGATTCTAATGTGCCAGAGATGATTACATCTTTACGGCTAATCTGAGTGTAGTTGCCCAATCGAACTGTAGCAGTTGCAGCAGTAAAAGAAGTGATGTCATCACCCTCGATCTGTGCATTCGTTGTGATTGCAGCGGCCAAATCATCAGTCTGCCATTCGTAGAAAGTGTTGGTGACGTTCTCACGACCAACATTGCTCATGAATGGAGTCTCTTCTGGAGAGATCTGATAAATGACGTTTGAAAGATCTTCCCGTACACCCTTTGCGTCAAAGCGGGTGTAGGTGTTTGTAATAGCAGCCATGATAATTCCTTAAATAAATTTCTCGAAAAGGGATGCGGCATCTCTGACGCTTCCAGTTTGTGCAAGACGCTTTTTTGCGTTATTTATATCACTCGACTTAGAACTCACGCTACCTGCTGAACCAGGACTGACCATCTTCGGGGCTTTTTTAATCTTTGCTTGGAATTCTGGACGTTTACTCATCATCTGGTCATACTTCCACGCTTTGTGAAGCGCAAGTAATGCCCGTGAATCTGTAATGCCGTTCAGTTCCTGCTCTGAAAAACCTAAATTCTGACCATATTCCATTAAAGCTTTGCCTTCTGCCTTGGCTTTTTCGGGAGAACTCCATTCTGGAATTTTCTCTTTCAACCGAGACACCTCGGTAGCCATGACTTGTTGCAAAGTCTTTTGTAGTTCAGCTTGACGCATTTGGTTAAGCCTTTGTTGCTCTGCTTGAACCGCATATACTTGTTGTTGCCTACGCTGATGAGATGTCCATTGACGGGCATATTCAGTTGGGTCTTCAACTTCTAAACGATTCCAATCAGGCTCTTGCGGCTCAAACTCCTGCAATTTCTGCTGTAATTGTCCTAATATCTGAGAGTATTGTTCACGCTCTCCACGTACTTGCTGAAACTCAGACTCGACTAATTTGCGCTCTTCTGCCAGTTTCTGCGTTTTCCGTGTGTAGTCAGCTTCACGTTGGTAGCCTCGGATAAGTTCATCCTTTGGGACTTCGATTTCTTTGCCGTCAACTTTGACAACAAACTTCTCATCCCTAGGAGCTTCTTCTTCGCCTTCCTCTTCTTCGCCTTCTACTTCCTCGGAAGATTCCTCTGTTTCATCTTGCGTCTCCGCAGATTCCACTTCCTCAGACTCAGAATCAGGTTGCCCCTCCTCTGGTTGCGCCTCTGCACTAGTGTCAACACCCTCTTGAGCGTCTAGCATAGTAGCAAAGCTTTGCGCTGCTTCGTTTACTGTAATCGAACCGACTGCGTTTGCGTTATCGGACATATTTACCTCTTAGTTTAACAATCATTTGTTTGGGGGTCTACCCCGTCTACGTACAAGGGCAACTTCTGCCATCTTGCCCGTATCCATAACAGATCTAAGTTTTGCTCTCAAAATGTCAACTGTTGTCAGAAGCAAGTAAGCTTGCTCTCTGATAGGGTTTTCCATTAACTTGGAATTCCTAATCTCACGATAACAATCGTCTTCAATTCGTTTAAGCATTTCATTGAGAAGTTCATCCTCAAGAAGTAACTTAGCTCTGTCTCCTCTTGCGAGGTTAATTTCTAGATCGTCCATTTACATCATTGGTTGGGGCTGTTGAGGGACTTGCGTCTGGCTCATTGCAGCTTGTTGTCTGATTAATTCTCGGTCTTTATTCATTGCGGCATTAATTTCCGCACTTTGAATTTGTACACCATATTTCAATTCTAGCTCATATCTACGCAAAATACCATCTTGTTCAATACGATCACGCTCACGATCATCAGACATAATCATTTTTTGGCGCTCTAAATCCAATTCAGCCGCTTTCTTTTCAATATCAGCTTGAATGGCTTGAGCCTGAACTTGAGCAAGTACTTCCTCTGGGGTTGGCTTTGGAGGAGGTGGTTCTGGCAACTGGAAGTCAACAGGTAATTCATTAAAGTAATTCTGCGAATCCTTAATACCTGCCAACTGCAGAAGTTTAGTTAATGTGTTTGTATACTGTGGTAAAGAAACAACAGGATTATTAACTCCAGTTTCTTTGAGAATCATTTCCTGACGCATTGCCACTTGATTCAATATATTAATTTTGTCTTCAAGAGTGCCATCACCAACACCAACATTAACGATTACATCCATATTGGCATCCCATGAACGGGGGTCAATCGGGACAAATGTATTACGCAAACGAATCATTCGCTCTTTATCTTGATTCTCAATAACGAGTTTCAAAATACCAGTAAACAACTTACGCAAACCAGTTTCAGCAAAGGTTCTGGCAATCATCTCAATGTGCTGATGTGCAGCATTAACAGTCGCAGATACTGCGGCTTTGGTAGTGCTTTGCAATGCGTCTGCATCTAAGCCAGAGGCGGCCTTAGAAATGCCTGTACGGGTCTGTTTAATATCATCCAAGTAGTCAAGCATTGGGAATGCTGCCTGACCAACAAATGGAGTGGTAAAGGGCTGAACCATACCTGGCGCTCTCATGCGAATAACAGCACCAACTTCTGTATTAAGGACGTCATCCATGTTGGCCTGTCCCTCAACAATCGCTGTGCGAGGGTTAATAGCTTGAGCCAACGAGTCTAGGATGCCACGTTGGACACTTGACTTGATGCGCTGAATGTCCATGACCACATCAGCAGGACACATACCAAAGAAGGTATGGGGTTCTGGATCAGGACAGAAGTCAGCAAATTGTCGTTCAGCAACAATCTCATTACGCATGACTTTATTGCCAGTACCAACTGTGCAAATCCTACGCATCTCAGCAATGCCATCGCCATCAAAGTCTACCTTCAAGTAGCCTTCAATGTACAGAACACTCTTGCTTGATGGATCACCATTGTTTGCAGTACTGATAACGGCAAACGGGTTTCGGGCGGTATATTCTTCATTGTTGTCAAAGTCATTACCATTGCCAGCGACTTCAACCATTTCATCGTAGTCATAGCCCATTGCGACTAGATCGGAGACAGTCTTCATAGTCCTGTGGCCTACAAAAGTAGCCTCATCAATAGACTTTGCTCTGCGGTCAATCAAGAACTCTTCTGGAGGCAATGCTTCAATCTTTACCTTACCTGATTTGATTCTGCGCTTGATCTCCACATCGTACATCATGGGGGGTGGAGTCATAATTCCTTGGGCAAGATTCTGCTCTGCCATGCCAGGAATCGGATACTCACGCACCGCAGAAATCTCAATATCTGGGTCTTGAGTTAGGAACATCATTGTCTGTTCATCAAGCATAGAGAATGACTCAGCCTTAACTTCAACAGACTCATCCCACCAGTACTTCACAATACCGCACTTGCGTACCAAAGCATCTTTAAATGCTGAGTGCAAAATCTTAAAGCCTGGGTTATCACGCTTGAAAATAAAGTCAACATAGTCTGTTGCTTGTTCGGCAGAAGCAATGTCTTCTGGTCCTTGGGGTGCGAACTCAACCACACGCTCTGGGCCAAAGAAAATACGCATCAAGCTTGGCAAAATGCCTTGCACAGTATCACGTACATCCATTGACACTACTTGTGAGCGACCATCTTCTTCGTTGCCAAAAGGCAAGCCATAGTAGTATTCAGTAGCTAATGCACGATTTCCACCAATGTCATCATCAATGAATGAGATTGCATCATAAATTTCAGAAGAAACAACGCCTTGAAGTTCTTCTTCTGACATTACCTCATCATCTTGCATCTCACCTTGCAAGGTTTCTGCCATCAACATTGGGTTTTCTTGTTTCATTTTAAATCCTTATCGACCGCCAATATAGGGAAGAAGTCCCTGTGATGCACCGCCATAACCTTGGAGTAGTGATGGAATTCCACCAACATAATTACTACCCATACCGCCACCTATACGAAATTGTTGAGGAGCCATCATTTGCTCATCTTGTTGACCTTGGGGGCTAAACGAATATTTGTATGCGCTTGACAACATATCGCCAGATGTAGAGTTAGGATTGGTAAATGTATTGTA